CCACAAGATTCTCCTACTGCTGTCAAGGTGCCTGGCACTAAGGCTGGTATGATCAATGCCATGATGTCCAAGATGAATGAGATGCCTACTAAGCAACTCAAAGCATCTTACGGTAAGATGATGGCTGGCATGAAGATGGAAGATGTCGACTTCGATGAAAGTACTATCGAAGAAGTACATAGTGCTCGCGACCTTCCAAAGATCACATCAGAAGACGTTTCTGTATCAGAAGACGTATCAGCTATGTTTGAAGGTGCTGAAGACCTTAACGTAGAATTCAAAGAAAAAGCTACTACCATTTTCGAAGCAGCTGTTGTTGCTAAGGTAAATGAGCAGCTGGAGAAGATTTCAGTTAACTTCGAAGCAGAGCTTTCCGAAGAGATTGAAACTGTACGTAAAGAGATGACCGAGAATCTTGACCAGTACCTCGACTATGTTGTTGAGCAATGGATGGAAGAGAATCGTCTTGCTGTAGAGCAAGGCCTCAAAGCAGAGATGGTCGAAGATTTCTTGAAGGGTCTGAAAGGTCTGTTCGAAGATCACTACGTAGAGATTCCTGATGAGAAGGTCGACGTAGTTGAAGAGCTTGCTGCTAAGACTGATGAGCTCGAGACTAAGTTAAACGAGCAAATCGAAAAGAACGTTGAGCTTCGTGGTGTTGTTGCACAATACGACCGAGGTCAATTAATTGAGTCTGTAAGCAATGGCCTGACAGATACTCAAAAAGCTAAATTCGAAACCTTAGCAGAAGGAATTGATTTTAGCGACGAAGATGCTTTTACTAACAAGCTACACATTGTTAAGCAAAGCTACTTTGGCAAAGGCGAAGAAGTAACATCATCATATCAGTTGGACGACGATGAGCCTCTCGCGGAGGAAACGTCTGAGAAGACTATACCATCCGAGATGGCCGGTTATGTAAATGCCATTTCAAGATCCATAAAGAAGTAATATTATAAATAACTTTAGATAGATTTAGAAGGAGACTATCATGTTATCTGAACAACTTATCGAGAAGTGGCAGCCAGTACTCGATCATAACGATCTTGGTGATATTAAAGATAATCATCGTCGTGCTGTAACTGCGCAACTTTTAGAGAACCAAGAGCGATCAGCTCGTGAGTCAGCAATGGGTTCTGGTGGATACCAGATGCCTTCGCTATTAGGGGAATCCTCTCCTACTAACGCAATGGGTGGTTCTTCCGCTCCTGCTACCTCACCTTCTGGTAACGTAGACCTTTTTGATCCAGTACTGATTTCATTGGTACGACGATCTATGCCAAACCTGATTGCTTATGACGTATGTGGCGTACAGCCAATGACTGGTCCAACTGGACTGATCTTTGCAATGCGCGCTCGTTACTCAAGCCAAGGTGGTGCTGAAGCTCTGTACAACGAAGCTGATTCTTCGTTTAGTGCTTCTGCTTCTGGTAACACTGCTTCTAAAGCTGTTATCGATGGCGAAGGTAGGCCAGGCGTAGGTCAGGCTGGTACTGATCCAACTACTCGCGCAGTAGGTAACACCTACTCAGTCGAGACTGGTATGCCAACAACTGCATCTGAAGCATTGGGTGATGGCGCTAGTAACCGATTCAACGAGATGGCGTTCTCAATTGAGAAAGTAGCCGTTACAGCTGTTTCACGTGCTCTGAAAGCTGAGTACACAATGGAACTAGCACAAGACCTTAAAGCAATCCACGGCCTCGACGCTGAGACCGAGCTTTCAAATATCTTGTCTGCTGAGATCCTCGCTGAAATCAACCGCGAAGTTGTACGTACTATTAACTACACAGCTTCTGCTGGTGCACAAGAAAACGTTGCAAGCGCTGGTACATTTAACTTGGATGTTGACTCCAACGGTCGTTGGTCAGTCGAGCGATTCAAGGGTCTGATTTTCCAGATCGAGCGTGACGCTAACGCAATTGCTAAAGACACTCGTCGCGGCAAGGGTAACATCATGATCTGTTCTTCTGACGTAGCTTCTGCTCTTCAGATGGCCGGTGTTCTTGATTACACTCCTGCTCTGTCTGCTAACCTTAACGTAGATGATACTGGCAATACATTTGCTGGTGTACTGAATGGTCGGATCCGTGTTTACATCGATCCATACTTCGCATCTGCTGCTGGTAACCAGTACTACACGCTTGGCTACAAAGGCTCTAGCGCGTTTGATGCTGGCATCTTCTACTGCCCATACGTACCGCTGCAAATGGTTCGTGCGGTTGGCGAAGATACTTTCCAGCCCAAGATCGGCTTCAAGACTCGTTACGGAATGGTTGCTAACCCATTTGCTCAAGGCTCTACAGCTGGCAATGGTACAATCAGCTTCAACAACAAGAACGTATACTACCGCCTTGTTGCAGTAACGAACCTGATGTAATAAAAAGACCCGTAAGGGCGTTTTTGAGGGAGGCTTCGGCCTCCCTTTTTTTTGTCTGGATAAATAGTATAGTAAGTCTTATTGGGGCGGCTACACCGCAATTATACAGGCTGACAATTATTAGTCAACAGGTGACAGTATGCCAGCAACAGATAAACAACCAGATAACCCAAACTACCTATCCCCGCTCGGGTTTCGATTTGTACTTGAGCGTACTCCCAACACAAACTACTTTGTACAGAATGTACGTCTTCCTACACTGACGCTTGGTCAGTTTGATCTCGAAGACCCATTTGTCAAGCTACCAACACCAGGTACAAAGTTGTCCTTTGAGCCTCTCGACATTACCTTTATGGTAGATGAAGATATGCGTAACTATCTTGAGATTCATGACTGGCTAAGAGGATTAGGTTTCCCTGAAACATTTGATCAGTACGGTAACCTAGTTAGACAAAACTCAATCGGTAGGTCAGATGCATCAGCAGTGTTCAGTGACGGAACCTTAATGGTACTTTCTAGTCACCATAATGCAAATATGAGAGTTGTTTTTGAAGATATGTTCCCAATATCGTTGTCTGACTTGTCATTTGATAGTACACTTACGGATGTGGAGTACTTGAAGGCTACAGTTACGTTCAGGTACAAATTGTATACTATAGAAAAAACTTAATTATGAAAATAGAACAAGTGATTGAAATGTGGCAGCAAGATGCCAGGATAGATGATGTGGATTTAGATACGGAGTCGTTAAATGTACCAGTTCTACATGGCAAGTATCTAAAACTCTTCTATGAGCAGAAGCTCAGACTTAAAAAATATAAGATTCAATATAAGACGCTCAACAAAGTGTTGAGTGAATATTATCGTGGTGAATTGAATAATCCAGAAGACCTCAACAACATTGGACGTGACCCTTGGGAGAAGCATGTTCTCAAGGCAGACCTAGCTCAATACATTGAAGGCGATCGGGAGATGATTGATCTTGTTACCCGCATGGTGTATCAAGAACAAGTAGTTTCGTTATTGGAAGATATTATGAAAAGCATAAACAATAGAGGCTTCCATATTAATGCAGCTATCAACTGGAGGAAACTCACCCAGTTCGGCGTATAGAGAATTGTTAGTAATTGAGAAAGTGAATGAGACCTTCTTGAAGGTCAACTGTAACCAGGGTATTGCTCAGGAGCTGAATGAGTTCTTTTCATTCTTTGCGACTGGGTATAAGTTCATGCCTGCTTTTAAGAGAAGGCAATGGGATGGCCGGATCCGTTTGTTTAACAATCGCAATAACGGATTGTACGTTGGACTACTCCCCTACCTAAAGAGCTTTTGTGATGAGAGAGATTATGATATTGAGTTTAGCTCTAACCTAGAACTGCAAGAAGAGTTCTCATTCCAAGAAGCAGCAGAGTTCTCGGGCGAGATTAACCTGCCATTTGAACCACGTAAGTATCAGCTAGAAGCATTTACGCATTGTGTTCGTAATAACAGATCGATGATTCTATCACCTACTGGATCTGGTAAGTCTCTGATCATCTATCTACTGTCTAAGTTCTACAACGAGAAGACTCTAGTAATTGTACCTACTGTATCATTAGTACGGCAGATGTACAGCGACTTTAAGGACTATGGATATAAGGATGAATGCAAGCTGATCAGCGCAGGTGTTGATAAAGAGTTTATTGATGAGAACATAACCATCACTACCTGGCAGTCAATATACAAGATGCCAAAGAAATGGTTTGATCAGTTTAATGTAGTGATAGGGGACGAAGCACACTTGTTCAAAGCAAAGTCGCTTACTACTATCATGACAAGACTAAGCGATTGCAAGTACAGGTTTGGCTTTACTGGAACACTAGATGGCACCGAGACACATAAGTTAGTATTAGAAGGCCTGTTTGGCACAGTCAAGTCCTTTGTAAAGACCAAGCAGCTAATAGACGGCAACACATTGTCCGATCTAGAAATAAAGATACTAGTACTCAAGTATAGTGAGCTGACTCGTAAAGCTCAGAAGGAAGTCAAATACCATGACGAGATGGACTTCATTACTCAGAATAATAAACGAAATAACTTCATATCAAACCTTGCCTTATCGCTGGAAGGAAACTCGCTTGTCCTGTTTAGCTTTGTGGAAAAACATGGTAAAATACTCTATGATTTAGTGAACAGTAAAGTCGCTAAAGGTCGTCGAGTATTTTTTGTATTTGGAGGAACCGATGCCGATACCAGAGAAAGTATACGTGCCATCACAGAAAAAGAATCAAACGCAATTATCATTGCGTCTTACGGAACATTCAGTACTGGTATTAACATACGCAATCTTCACAATATCGTGTTTGCTAGCCCTAGCAAGTCTCGGATTCGCAATCTACAGTCTATTGGCCGTGGTCTGAGAAAGAGCGATAGTAAAACCAAATGTACGTTGTATGACATCGCAGATGATCTACAGTACAAGAAAAGCATCAACCACACATTGCGTCATCTGTATGAGCGTGTAAAGATTTACAACGAAGAGCAGTTTGATTACAAGATGTACAAAATTAAACTAGAGACATAATTATGGCTAGGAAAGGAAGCACCAACTACATTAACAACCCTGACTTCTTACAGGCAATGATAGAGTACAGGGAGAAGGTAGCCGCAGCAAAGGATGAAGACAAACCTAAACCTCAAGTACCACCTTACATTGGTGAGTGCTTCATGAAGATTGCTACTCGATTGTCTCACAAGCCAAATTTTATCAACTACTCTTTTCGCGATGAGATGATTTGTGATGGCATTGAGAATTGCATGCAGTATATCGATAACTTTAATCCGGAGAAGTCAACTAACCCATTTGCATACTTCACTCAAATAATATACTTTGCATTCCTTCGTCGCATCGATAAAGAGAAGAAGCAACTGTATATTAAGTTTAAGATGTCCGAGCGCCTTAATATCGATGAAGCAACTAGTGACCGTCAAGACCACGACTCTGATCGGAACTTCAACGATACCATCAAGAATGATGCAGATAGTCAGGAGTATATCGACAACTTTATCAAGTCATTTGAAGAAAGTCGTAAGAGCAAGAACAAGAAAGCAAAAGCCCAGTGAAACGCAAGTTCATACAAGCGTACATGGATGTTGCTGAAAGGTTCGCTCAGCTGAGTCATGCTAATCGAGCCAAGGTAGGAGCCATTATCGTAAAGGACAACCGTGTTATCAGTATTGGATATAATGGAATGCCTAGCGGATGGTCAAACGATTGTGAGTACCAAATACACCATCACGAGTTAGGAACATCAACAACAGTAAGCAATAAGGAAGTACTTCACGCCGAAGCTAATGCAATAGCAAAGGTTGCCAAAAGCAATGAAAGCTGCGATAATGCTGCTATATTCTGTACACATGAACCGTGCATGGAATGTGCTAAGCTAATACTGCAGTGTGGTATATCATCGGTGTACTATAGACACCCCCACGACTCAAAGAACTACGGAAGTGGTATTGAGTTTCTAAATAAGTCAAACATATATGTTGAGATAGTGAATGAAGATAGCTTTAATAACTGATACTCACTTCGGTGCTCGTAACGACAGTCAGGCGTTTGCCAAACACTTCTATCAATTCTACAACCAGATCTTTTTTCCTTACCTAGACGAGCACGACATAAAGACCGTTGTTCATCTAGGTGATATTGTAGATAGACGCAAGTACATCAACTACACTTCAGCTAGATTGTTGCGCGAGGCCCTTATTAGGCCTTTGAACAAACGTAACATTCAAGCTCATTTCTTGATTGGTAATCACGATACCTACTTCAAGAATACCAATGAGATAAACTCTCTTAGTGAGTTGTACTCTAACAATAGTTACCCGAACGTACACATCTATGCAAACGAACCAGCTGTAGTTGACTTCGATGGATGTGAGATCCTATTAACACCATGGATATGCAGCGGCAACTACGAACACTCGATGGAAACTATCAACAGCACTTCCGCGCAGGTACTGTTTGGTCACCTTGAGCTAAAAGGGTTCGAGATGTATAAGGGCGCTGTCAACAACCATGGCTTCGAAAGTAATGTGTTCTCCACATTCGATGTTGTGTGTAGCGGCCACTTCCATCACAAGTCTACCGTTGGAAACATCAACTACCTTGGTGCACCATATCAGATGACTTGGTCGGATTATAATGACCCTCGCGGCTTTCACGTGTTCGATACTGACACACGTACACTTGAATTCATTGCGAATCCATTGGAGATGTTTGCTAAGATTCATTACGACGACAGCAATACAACAATGGAGATGACTGTCAATCAAGAGTTCGATCAATACAAAGATAAGTATGTCAAAGTAATCATTCGTGAGAAGACTAATCCCTACTGGTTCGATATGTTTATTGATAAGTTGGAGAAGGTAGGACCGCACAATGTACAAGTTGTGGAAGATCATTTACACCTAGACCTCGAGTCTGACGATGAGATTGTTAACGAAGCAGAGGACACGATAACAATCCTAACCAAATACATCGAAGCGTTAGACATTAGTACAGACAAACAACTAGTTGAACAGACTATAAAAGACCTGTATAATGAAGCGCTTAGCACAGTGTGAACATATCATATGATTCTATTCAAGTATATAAAATGGCGTAACGTACTATCCACTGGTAACAGTTGGACCGAGATCAAACTAAACAAAGCCAAATCGACATTGATTGTCGGTGAGAATGGTTCGGGCAAGTCAACTATCTTAGACGCCCTGACTTGGTCGTTGTATGGTAAGGCCTTCCGCAAGATCAACAAACTACAAATGATAAACTCTATTAACGGCAAGGGGTCTGAGATCCACGTCGAGTTTACTATTGGTAAAGATAACTACAAGATCGAGCGAGAGATCAAGAAGTATGGCTCTAGTCGGTTTGAAATATACAAGAACGACAAGATGGTCGACCAGTCAGCTAACTCGCGAGACTACCAAGAGTATCTCGAACGTCACATCCTCAAGATGAACCACAGATCCTTTTGCCAGATAGTAGTACTTGGTAGTGCTACATTCATGCCGTTCATGCAACTGTCAGCTCAACATCGTAGAGAAGTGATTGAAGACTTACTAGATATAGAAATCTTTACTACTATGAATACTCTTCTCAAAGAGAAAGTGTCTACTAATAAAGAGAGTCTTACCAAGATCACATATGAGGCTGATATCATCAACGAAAAGATTGAACTACAGTCTGAGTATGTGAAGACAGTACAACAAGACAATGACAAGCGTATTCAACAACACCGTGACAAGATTGAGCAGTCACAGCAAGAAGTGCAAGAATACCAGGAACAAATCGATCTGCTAAATGCTCAGGTACAGCAATTATCAGAAGGTATATCAGATAAAGACAGCGTATCTAACAAGAAGAAGAAGATCGAGCAGCTAGAGTATAAGCTGCGTGATAAGATTGCTACTTTAGAGAAGGATATCCAGTTCTACGATAACCACGACAACTGTCCAGTATGCAAACAGGATATCGATCACGAGTTCAAGTGTAGCACTATCGACACTAAAAATACTACACTAAGTGAGACGTCTGAGGGTTTCGAGCAGCTGCAGCAGGAGTATCAAAAGGTTGCAGACCGCATGGAGTCGATCAACGAAATACAGCAACAGATAAACAACCTGCTCACAGAAGTAAACACTAACAACTCTAACATCAATGCAGTCAATAAGATGATTGCTAGTATACAAAAAGACATTGAAATGTTAGAAAAGGAAGATAAAGATACTAGCGATCTCAATATTAAATTGGATGAGCTCAAACAGGAGCTAGAAGCGTGTCAAACACGCAGAGAGGAACTCTCGACAGAGAAGAGTGTACTTGATATAGCTCAGCTTATCTTGAAGGACAGCGGCATTAAAACGAAGATAATAAAGCAGTACGTACCTGTGATGAATAAGCTGATAAACAAGTATCTTGCAGCTATGGACTTCTTTGTACAATTTGAACTAGATGAGAACTTCAATGAAACTATTAAGTCACGATTTCGCGATGAATTTAGCTATGCCTCCTTTTCTGAAGGGGAGAAGATGCGGATTGATCTCGCTTTACTATTTACTTGGAGAGCTATTGCCAAGTTACGTAACAGTGTTAGTACCAATCTTCTCATCATGGACGAGGTATTCGACAGCTCTCTAGATAATACTGGCACAGAGGAATTCCTTAAGATTCTCAACACGTTAGTAGACGACGCGAACATCTTTATCATATCCCACAAAGGTGATCAGTTGTTTGATAAGTTCCACTCAGTAGTTAAATTCGAAAAGATCAAGAACTTCTCTAGGATTGCAGCATGAAACTAGTCGACTGCAAAGATCCAATTCTACGNACACCACCTCAACGGTTTGACTTTAACAATCCACCAGTTGATCCAAAGCAGCTAGCCGATGACCTCAGAGAGACAATGATAGAGCTGCGCGGTGTCGGTCTGTCTGCAAATCAAGTAGGCCTACCATATCAGGTATTCGTTGCTGGGGATCCTAATGATCCAGACAACATTATAACAGCCTTTAATCCTAAGGTAGTGTTTACCAGTGATCAGATCATTCCGATAGAAGAAGGATGCTTATCGTATCCAGGCTTGTTCTTGATTGTTGAGCGTCCATCTATAATTAAAGTACGATGTGCTGATCATACAGGCCGCGTCGATACTCATATGTTCGACGGAATACCAGCTAGAGTGCTACTGCATGAAATGGATCACATGAATGGAACAAACTTCACCGCTCATGTATCGAGGCTAAAGCTAGACCGTGCAAAGAAGCAGAAAAAGAAACTAGACAAATTACGAGAGATCAATCTTAGGAGGTTGGCACAAAATGGATAAACTACCAGAGCACTTGGGTGGCGGAGAGCGTCGATGTCACACAGACCGAGGTGCATTACGTTTTGCTATTAGGAAGTGGGATATCAAGTCAATGTTAGATATTGGCTGTGGGCGAGCTTGTGTAATCGATGATGCCAAAACCATTCACGGACTAGAGGTATTAGGTATCGATGGTGATCCTGGTGATCTGCACGGAGAGTTCAACTTCAAACGTCCTCCAGTACCATTCCAACTACACGATTATACTACGGGCCCAGCGCCATTAGATGATCGGGAATTTGATCTATGTTGGAGCGTAGAGTTCCTAGAGCACGTTGATGAGACCTACATGGACAACTGGATGGAAGATGCTAAGCGTTGCAAATACGTAATATGTACACACGCCGAACCAGGTGATGGTGGTCGACATCATGTCAACGAACAGTTCCGTGAGTACTGGGTGGAGAAGTTTAATCACTATGGCTTCGACTTTGATGTTGATCTTACTAATGAATTGAGGGAAGCTAGCACCATGACTAAGAAGTTTATGCGTCAGAATGGTCTAGTGTTCATAAGGAGGTAGTGATGCCAGTAGGTAAGGATCCAGGGGATCGTCATTTTATTATTAGTTTAGTCAAGAGTGCCACCCGATTACTAGGGTGTGTACTTTGTATTGCATTTCAGAGCTTATCAATACTAGCTGTATCATTTCTGATTGCTGAGATGATGGGTATATACGAGGAACTTTGATGTCGACACACAAGTATAGTGAGACCTTCTTCTCACCTCAGGGTGAGGGCAGATATACCGGTCACTCATCAGTATGGATTAGATTCTTCCTGTGCAACCTTCAATGTAATGGTTTTGGTCAGGACGATCCGACAGCCCCAGACAGCTGGGAGTTACCATATGAGAAGTTGGATATATCCGACATTACTCAGGTAGAGGATCTTCCAGTATTTGATAAGGGATGTGACAGCTCATATACATGGGCAAAGAAGTATCGTCACCTAATGCACAATAAGAGTGCTTCTGATATATGCGATGAGTTGGAGGGATTGCTACCTCATGGTAAGTTCAGGAATCCACAAACTGGTCAAGATGTCCATATGTGCTTTACTGGTGGAGAGCCGATGCTCAAGAACAGTCAATTGGCCATGGTGGACATCATGCAGGAGTTTGAGCGAAGAAGTAACAGACCTAGGTTTGTTACGGTAGAGACCAATGGTACCCAACCATTGACCAGTGAGCTCAAGATATATCTAAATTCGTTAGTATCTGGTAGTCCGTTTATAACCGATAGACATACAGAATGGTTCTGGTCAGTATCACCTAAGTTATGGTCTACTGCAGGTGAACAACCTAAGAAAGCAATCAAGCCCGATGTTGTGAGAGACTACTGTGCGTTCTCTAGGCAAGGCCAGCTGAAGTATGTGGTTAATGGTAATGTTGACTCTTGGAATGAAGTTGAGGATAATACTATTCGCTTTAGAGATGCAGGTGCAACGTTCCCAGTTTGGATCATGGCATCTGGAGCTCGTAAGGAAGAACTGATACATGAGGTTGAATCAGGCGTTACTCATGAGGCTATGATTGCTAATGAGGCTGTACAGAAAGGATANCATTTTACAACTAGAGCACATTGCCACATCTTTGGCAACCAGATAGGAACATGATTATGCAACCAGTGGTTTACAAGTATACCAGTACTAAGGAATATGTTGACGCTTTCCCTGTAGCTTATAGGCAGTGGAAGGCAGACAGCCATTGTAACCTTATTCACGGCTATGCTTTCTCTATGAAGTTTCACTTTGGCACCAATGATCTAGATGCTCGCAACTGGGCAGCGGACTACGGTGGTCTTAAAGAACTGAAGTCCGTGTTACAAGATCAGTTTGATCATACGCTACTAGTAGCAGAGGACGATCCTCATCTCGAGACATACAAGTTGTTACAAGAGAAGAACATGGCACGGTTGACTATCCTTCCTAAGTTAGGATGTGAGGGTCTTGCTGATCAACTGTATCGTTTTGTCAATGGGGTCTATATTCCAGACTACTGGGGTCAAGCAGAAGCCGATCGTCTGTGGTGTTATCGCGTTGAGGTGAGGGAGACGCAATCCAATATGGCCTTCCGTGAAGGTCACCGAGAGTGGGATGAAGAGCTTATATGATGAAAGAAACAACTGTGCGACCAATCTCTTGGAAGGGTTATGATTTAATGATCCACAGGCTCGTGGAACAGATCGAACAAAGCAGTCATAATGTAGGGTGTATACTTGCCCTCGGCCGAGGAGGGTTCGTACCTGGCGCACAGCTATCTCATGAACTAGGTATTCCACTAGAACCATTAATGTGGCAAACACGTGATGGTA